GTAAACAATAAACTATTTTGATTCTACTATATAAATTTTTTAATTTCCCCTATAACCCATTCGGTTCTATTGTTAATATCTGATTCCCAAAACCGAAGTAATGTATAACCATTCTCAACACACCAGTCATTCTTAACCTTATCTTTAATTAAATTTTTTCTTTGGTGTTCTGTTACCGGTATCTTATGTTTAGTATCGGGATTACAGTGCCAAAAATCCCCATCTACTTCTATTAATATATTTTTACCCTTAATTTTAAAGTCGTATAAGGCTTTAATCCCCCTCACATAAAACTGTTGGTGATATTCAATATTACAGTCATCCATTAATTTACTAAAATATTTTTCTAAGTTAGAGACAGGTGTTAAACCATTTTCTTTTATATAAGTCACTCTTTTATGACTTTGTTTTTCCCTGTTCTCCTCTTTACTCCAATATTCCCTCATACCCTTATCGAGACTATCTAAAACATGTTGGGGTCTTTTTCTCCCTTTTAGTGACTTTGAAATTTTTTCATTCCTTTCTAAATTATTAGATATTTTCTCACCATAGTCCAATCTTTTGTCATCGTATTTAGTTAGCCCCTTATTCCATATAACTAACTCACCAGATCCGTACAATCTTCTTTGAGTATCCTTAGCCTTTTTCTGTGCGTCAGGATTATGACCCCAATTATTGTTATGATAATCCCCATAATGAATCAAAGTCTTTATCACATATTTCACATTTGTTTTGCATAAAAAATCCCTTTTATGTATAATATACACATAAAAGGGATAAAGTAAACATTCGATAAAGGAATCTCAAAAAACATTTATTGCTCTATCAAATCTAAAAGTGACATCGATAGTAGCTAAATCATTTTCTGTGTATCCTAGAGAACCAAAATCTGCATCGTTAATCTGTGTTCCTTGTAAAATCCATTTTTGTACCACAACACCTGTTGGATCTAACATTTCTAATTCTACATCTTTTTTGTATCCTGCAGCGTATCCTTGTCGCCCAGTAACTGATTCAGAATGTAATCTAACCCACTCCATAAGTGCTTGTGTCGCTGAAGGACCAATTGGATCTCTGAAAGATACTGTTATAGGATCCCATTTAAATCTACCGATAACATATGTTTCAGTATTTAAAAACGGTATTGCTACCTCTTCACTTGAATATTTTGGTCGTGATCCCGTTGCAACCCACCATTCTTGTATTCCCAAGTCATCTGGAAATCTGAAGATAAACCTATTTTTCCTTAATGGTTCGTAAGGAACCGGCATCCGCATTAATAAATCTGCCATTTTCTAATTTTTTTTATATTTATTATTGTATATGATATTATTTTTCATTACCTTTATTAATAAATATCTAAAAACCAAAAAAAGTGGATTATAAAAAGTTTTTTTTAGAAAATAATAAAGCTGGATTAAAGACCAGAGAATCTTATATTGAAAATAATTATAATGAAATCTATAGTTCAATTAACCTTTATTGTGATAATATAAACTTAAAAGGGGGTATTCCGTTTAAAGAAAAAATATATATATTCATAAATAATTTAACTGAGGTTCCCATATGTAAAAATTGTGGTAAAAAATTAAAGTTTAAGAAAAGTTTAAGAGAGGGGTATGGTAGTTATTGTTCGGTGTCGTGCACAAATAAACATGATGGTCACATTTTAAAATCAAAACTTAAATGGAAACAAAAAGAAAAAGATATTAAGGAAAAAATGTGTAATACTAACCTTAAAAAATATGGTGTCACTAACATATTTAAAGATAATGAATATATCCAACTCAAAACCAAAGAGAAATTAGGGGTAACCAACCCAAACAAATTAAATAGTGTAGTAGAAAAAAGAAAAAAAACTAACCTTAAAAAATATGGGGTAACTAATACATTACTTTTAAATGGATCTAGAAAAACCAATCACATTTCAAAACTAACAAATTTTAACGAAAAATATGGGGGGTTAAATGTGATTGATGATTCTGGTAACTATGTTAAACTAAAATGTAATAACTGCAATAATGAATATGACATAGATAGAAGTCTATTATTTTATAGATTTAAAAATAAAATAAACCCTTGTACGTTATGTAACACCGTAAGTGAGTTAAAATCCATAAAAGAAAAAGAACTAACAGATTTTTTATTATCTTTGGGGTTAAACCTTATTAAGGGTGATAGGGATATTCTTAATGGTAAAGAGATTGATATATTAATACCTGATTTTAATATTGGTATAGAATTTAATGGTTTGTATTGGCATTGTGAAAAATATGTGGATAAAGATTACCATTTAAATAAAACTAATATGTGTGAATCTAAAGGGATACAACTGATACATATTTTTGAGGATGAATGGGTGAATAATAAGGATATTGTTAAAAGTAGATTAAAAAACTTATTTAAATTAACTGATAATAAAGTATATGGTAGAAAATGTGTAATAAAAGAAGTTAATACTAAAGATAAAACAAAGTTCTTAAATGATAACCATATTCAAGGTACAATAGGTAGTAAAGTTAATTTAGGTTTATACTATAATGATGAATTAGTATCGATAATGACATTTGGTAAAGGTAGGGTTGTTATGAATGGTGTTAAAAACGAATGGGAGTTATTAAGGTTCTGTAATAAAATTAATCATTCTGTTACCGGAGGAGCTAGTAAACTATTTAAACACTTTATTAAAAAGTATAACCCAAATAATGTTATAAGTTATGCAGATAGAAGATGGTCACAAGGTAATTTATATCCCCAGATAGGGTTTAATAAAACCCATACCTCATCCCCCAACTATTTTTATATTATTAATACTGAAAGGGTGCATAGATTCAAATACCGTAAAAATTTATTAATAAAAGATGGATTTGATAAAAATAAAACTGAAAGGGAAATTATGTATGATAGAAAAATTTATCGTATATATGATTGTGGTAATCTAGTATATTCTTATAAAAAAATTACTTTTTGATAATAATTCTCTTTTTCTTTGTTTTATTTGGGTCAGATGTGTCATAAACCAGAAATGTAATGTCAGGATAAAGTTTTTTTAATGTCGATTCAATGAATTCCTCCACATATTCAACATTATCAATGTCATCATCACTATAACCTATACTAACGCCTGTAAATTCTGGGTCATCTTTAATTTTCCCTACCACACCGATAACTCTATCTACAAAGCTTCTTAATGCAACCGTTTTCGCCATTTCTGGTTCTGTTGCGGATGATTCGATACCAAACTCTTTCATAAAATCATCCGAAGTAACTGGGTAATAATCCTGAAGGGATAAATATTGTTCAACTGTTGTATTACCTAAGTTATTTTCCATTGTTTCCTTTTCTTCATCACTTAAAGAAGTGGAAATTATTAGTTTAATTGAATCTTTTATTGATGCAGGTGGATTACCTCTGGCGGTTATAATGGAAAAATCGTATGTATTTATTAATGCTTCTTTAAATTTATTAAAACTAGGTCCGAATGCATTCTTACTTAAAGCTTCTTTTGTATCAGCAATAAAAGATTCATAACTTCTAAAATCTTTAAATGTTTCAGCAACACTATTACCCCTATATCTAATATTTTTACCGATATCACTCTTTTTTGAAATTCCATCATTAATTTATGTTGTTCTTCGGTAAGTTTAACTTTCATATTTTATAAATATTATTAGAAATAAAAAAACCCACATATAGTGGGTTATAATATTTTTTATATTAAATTTAGAAACTATGACTGTGTGGGTATGGACTATTACCACAAAACTCATGACATTTTAAAAGTTTTCCACCAATTACCATTCCATCCATTATGTCAACATCAGATAATAATTCAGTTAAATCACCCATTGATGGTGTTTTTCCTGACATTAATATTGACATTGCCTTTTCTACTTTACTACTATATTTTGGACCCAATGCTTTACCAACACAAGACTTACATGCAATATCTCTATCTTGTTCATTTAATTTTCTTTCGTTCATTACTGGACTACTTGTCTTTTTCGCAACACATCTAGAAATAGGTTCTATCTTAGATAATATCATTTGTACACTATCTGAATCCATTTCACTCATACAGGCAAATGACTGCGTAATATCTTTATCTACTATCATTTTTATACATGCTTGTGGTACACTAGAAATATCTGTTAAAGAACAGTTTTCCATAATACATCCCATTACTATTTCTTCTAAGTTAGTACCACCAATATCTCCTTGTTCATTATTAAATATCATCGAAACTAGCACCAGTGTTAGTGATGTTAAATTCAATACTTATATATTCTAATGATCTTGTTGGTTTAATAAATATTCTACCATTCAATTCATTTCTATCAATTGATTCTGGTGTATCATCCAACACAACTCTAAAATCAATTAACCCTCTTTCTTTTCTGATATTATCTAAAATAGGGTTAACCATACTTAAAAATTGATTTCTTACAACTTCATCATTTTGTTCGAATAATAATCTGATTGAAACCGCTGAAATAAGTTTTCTAGCTTGTAATAACAATCTTCTAACATTAATTCTGTTAAGTGCAGTATCCGCAGATTGTAAGGTTTTATTACCCCATATTACAACTCCCACATCTGAGAATGTTGCCATTGGATTAATTCTTCCTTCATATAAAGTATCTCTATTATCTAAAGTAAGTTTAACTCTCGCTTTAATTGCGTTTGTTGTACCTCTATTTAAACCTGCTGCTGCAAACCAAGGAAATGCGACATTATCTGTTAATGCAATATTTCTAACAACCTCTAATGTTGGCGGTAACCACACATATTGATTATTTTCCGTATCATTCATTTGTAACCATGGCCAGTATGTAGCGGAGTAGTTTGAATCTATTCCAGAATCATCTACTATTGCCACCGCTTCTGATTGACTTAATGCAACTCCATCATCATCAGTATCAGGAGTTGTTATAATGTATAATGAATCTGCTCTATCCGTTTCAATCACATCTACCCCATTTTCAATTAACCCTGGTTGATCCCTTAAATCTAACCCTGGAGATGCAAATACATTAATATTTACAGCTTCTGGGTTGTTATATGTATATAACCCCTCTAAGAATGTATAATAATCTGAAGTTATTCCTTCATCACCTTCACTTGTGGTGTATGGTGTAAACGTTCCAGATAATAACCCATCAGCACCTTTACTACCTGTTTTGGTATAGTTGTCATTGTTTGTCCTTTGTGTTCGATACACATCCCAACCATCATATCCACCATAAGGTGCAAATGTGAATTTCCTAGATGATAATCTTTCATATGGACCACCGACTAAACTAGCATCTGTTGTAAACGCTGATATACCAACTTGTAATATTGGAAAATAACTATTGTTACCATCTGATATTTCAGCTCCTAATGAATTTACATCTAAATGGAATCCGTCAGTTTTACCAGTCCAAAGACCACTATTAACATTATTAATTCCCTTATAATCAAAGAAGTCTTGATCAACACCTATTTGTGTATTTAAACCTAAATAAGTTTTTCTTAATTGTGACGAATTTAATTCACCATATACTGTTTTGTATTCAATTTGTGGTGGTAATGATGTTCTAGTTCCAATGTATTCCCTATTTAAAGATCCTTCAAACCCTGCAGGTATACCATTAATTGGGTAATTATCTGCCATCTCTACCATTATATATTTACTTTTTAATGGATATTCACCATCTGAAGTTCCAATTTTTCTACCTATAAACCCTGTGTTAGCTGGATCCATACTAATTCTAGAATATTTTTCTACAATTGACATATTAGAATCGTTATCATTAAATTTCCTTATTGCTAAATCAAAAGTTTTATCATCTGGTTTAATATTAATAATTGAAAATTTAACATCTTCATTTGCTGCATCTCCATCAGATATTGTTATAAATCTAAATAACCTCTGTAAAACACTACCCCTTAATTCTGATAATACATAAGGAGATGATGCTGATTTCCATTGTTCTTGGTAATCATCTAAATCATTAGCTGTTCCTTCTCCTATACCATTAAACGTTATATCTAAACCTTTAACCTTACCAGCAGCGTATAAATCATCTAATACATTGTGATAAATTTCCTCTACAAATAATTCTGTTTCTTTATCTTGTGACTTACTACCGAATACACCTGGAAGGTAATTTTTCTTCGACCTATCCATAGATACTGAGTAACTAAATGCGTCTCCATCACTTGCAGTACCTGTAATACTAAATGATGCAAATGGGTCTGAAACAATGTTAGCAGTATTTGACATCTCGGTATCGGTTACACCGCTAACTTCAAAGTCTAATATTTGATCACCACCATAGACAGCTCTAGATCTAAGTGTTGCAATAACACTACCATCAATATCACTATAACAACTTGCGGTGTATGTTACCACAGTACCTGAAGTGGTACCTGTTACAAAAGAACCTGACGTTCCTGTTGCGGTTACTTCCATTTCAAAAGTTGCCCCACTAAAAGTACAATCAGTTTCATTTTTTATATATGATGGGGTAGTAGTAGATATCGTACTTCCTGTGTCCAATAAACCAATAGAGGTAAATGATGATGTTATTTCTCCTGCATCATATAATGCTTGTAAAAGAGGACTATCAAAAGTAATAGATAGTGGTGTTCCCGCAGTTGTTGCAGAATATATACTAATTCCACCAGTAGCGCCAGTAGAAATACTAGTCTCTGTTGATGGGTCGTATGCCGCATCCAATGTTATACTCCAAGCATTTCCTGCTTTATATCCTGATACTCCCAATACTCTACTTACATATAGTTGATTGGTTTGTGTTAAAAACGATTTTGCGATGTAATTTAGTTCATATTTATGAAATCCAGTACCTTTAAATTTCTCCGGATTCAAAGATCCAAAGTAACTTATAAATTCATCATAATTTGAGATGAAAACCGGTTCAAAAGCGGGACCTTTAGGTGTCTCCCCCAATAACCCCAATGATGTTACCCCCACTTGTCTAGTTACGAATGTTAAGTCCTTCTCTGATGTGAATACACCTGGACTTACAAATATTCTATCTGTTGATGCCATTTAATTTTATTTTTTATATTATATTATGTAATTCTTTTATTTATAAATATGCTAGTTTTTTAGAAAAATTTCTTTTTGTGGTAATACTACAAAATAAGTATGACTTTTTTCATACTTTTGTCATACTTACTATTTATTATTCTAAAATTTAGGGTATAATACACATATATAATGTAAAATAATATGTTATTATTAACACAAATAAATTATATTCACCTCTATAAAATCAAATTTACCCCATTAAAAAGAAAATAAATGAAAAGGACTAAAAATCTAAAGATTACACCATCAACACATACTATATTAAAAAAATATTGTGAAGAAAACGGATTTAAAATGTTTGCCTTTGTAGAAAGAATTATAAAGGAGAAATGTGATCCTAAAAAGGATATTTATGGTGAACATTAAGATATTGTTCCATCATAAAAAAGTTTAGGTTTCTTTTTACCGGATAATGTATATGTTTTACAAAATCTTTTTTGTGCGGATATGTATCCCTCATCCCACCATGACGCCATATTTTCTTTATTAAATATTAATGAGTTATTTGTAAGTTTTCTTGGTGTATAATAAAAATTTAATTTAACATCTTCATCTTTAGCTTTTAATTTTCCTATCTGAATATCTGACCTACCTATTTCCAACATCATTAAATCTATTGTTCTGAATATATAATGAAAAGCATTTCTAATTAATTCTGGGGGTAACTCGGACTCTTCTTTCCTAAGAATAATAACATCTATTTCCTTAGCACCCCTATTTATCGCTTCTTGTATTGCAGCATGTTCTAATATTGCACCATCAGCATATTCATAACCATCCTTTTCAACAACCTCCATAAATGGTGGTACAGTTGCAGAAGCCAATGTCCAGTCACAAAAATCTTTATACCCGTATTCTTTTGTTGATTTATATTCCGGAACACCTAATGTTAAATTAGTTGTGGTACAAATTACCTCTCTTCCAGAATCTTTTATTTTTCGATAATCTTTTTCACTCATAAACCCCCTTATTAGTTTTTTAAGGTTAGATGCATCACCAAAAGATTTCTTCCTTCTAATTAATATATTCCATAATACATTCTTAAAATTTATACCTACCTTTACTACCCCATTAGTATCACTTTTAACTTTAAAGGGGTTTATTTTAAAAATATCTTTTTGTGTTACTGTGGTATACACCTCTTTTAATGTATCCATTTTTTTAATCGCGATAAACGGGACAAGTAAACTACCTGTGGATGTACCGATTAATAAATCGTATTCTTTTTTTTCTTCCTCTATTAGGTATTGTGCAACACCACCACCAAAGGCTCCCTTTGACCCACCACCCGAAATACACAGAGCTTTTAATTTTTTCTTTTCTTCCATACATATAAATATATAACCCTTATAACTAAACTATCTTTTCCTTTTTAATAAACACTGGGTTCTTGTCATATTTTATAAATAATTCCTCACCCTTTTTTATTTTCTTAAATGATATAAATTCAAATATATCTAATTCAGTGTTGGTTATATAATCAACATTCGGGTTTAAAGAAAAACTCTATCCAAAATTCAAAATTTATATTAAGATAGTAAGTTTAAAGTAAAAATAAAGACTAAATGTATTGTTCTATTTCTGACCAGAAGTATGGGTCAATAATTGTATTGGTACAATATTCCTCTAATCCGTTTCCAACATAACCACTTGATGACATAACAAAATTCATTAAACCATCACTTGTATCTCCGTAACCTACACCTAATCTACCAGACACTAAGTATTTATCCACTAAAACATTTACTGTATCCATTAATTGTGATGCCCCACTAAAAGGTAAATAATCAATTGTAACTTTAGCCGCGTTACTCCATCTTTTTGGACAGTCTCCTAAGAAACTATTCCAATAGATGTACCATTTATCAATTAAATAAGATTCGGCTTCATCTTGTGACATCCCTTTTGTTATAACTAGATATGTAATAATTTCTGTAGAACCCTCTGGGTAAGCGTACCAATCTATTATAATATCTTTTTCTGTATCTGTCATTGCGGACCAACCAGTTTCATAACCACATAATCTAACACCCTTTTGTTGTGTTTGATATGTATTAATTGCGTTTGGTCCAAATTTGCTCATATTAACAATAGAAGTGATATTAGTATACCCACTTAATGTTTGACCACTAGATATAACCCAAGCATCATTACCGTTTAACCATGGAATGGGACAATTTACGATATCTATACCTATTGTTGACCCACTACTACCATTTATATTGTATCCAAATAAATTATAATTCATATTATGATATATTATTTGTTGTTCTTATTCCATCTATTGTTAAAGTTGCCCCATGTATTTCAACATTTCCACCACTATTAGCAAATTGAGCTTTTATTGTGGTACCATCACTTATATTTTCAGCAAACGCTGAGGTTGAAAATGAATATTGGTCATTATTTTCTTTATCATTTATATATTGTATTCTAACAGAATCAGTTAGTATTGCTGCATCACCACCAACATTTAGTCTAATTTCATTTGTGGTACTGGTGCTATTATTGTCAAAAGTACAATCAAAACTTATAATATAATCACCAACAGTACCCAAATTACCAGTATCCAAAGTAAGATTAGGAATGTCCCCCCAACCACTACCATAATTGGTTGCGGTAACAGTATCACTAACACTTTGTCTATCATGTTGTAACCCTAAATCAGTTCCATCTCCATGAAATGTTGCAGTAGTTGTTAATCCAGAAAATGAATCACTTCTCATACCACTGTTGTTAGTGACAGTACCAGAATCACCCTTTGGACCTTGAACGCCTGTATATGAACTATCTAATCTTATTAGTTTGAATACTGACTGACCCGGTATAAGTCGAGGGGTACTTGCAGCGTACCCATCTTGTTCAGACCTTATTTCAACATAATCACCACCAGTAAGTTCCAAAACAGTTGATACGTGTGACATCCCTTTTATCGCAAGGCTCTGGTCCCTAGCATAACCACCTTGACCCTCACCAACAGTTGTTTGTTGAACACCCTCAACCCAAACAGTAAGTTTAAGTTGTGTACGGTCAACACCACCAGAAGTCCAATATGCAGACGCATATAAATCATATATTCCAGTCTCATCAACGTAAACTCTATTGGGTTGTGAACCTGTAGAGTGTGTTATACCAGCGGTTTTAATGTTTGCACCATCCCAAAGTATTGCCGTTGGTGTTGATGAATTATAATTAGTGGTATTATCATCAGAAACACCCCTAAAATATGTTGCGACTATATTTTGTGTTGGTAATGTTAAATTTGATCCATCACCATATAATGTACCTCCAGATATTGTTGTCGCTGATAATACATTTATACTTGCGGTAAACGCTGATCCAGTATTATCATTTATGGTAAAAGTATTTACATCGTCATATGTAAATCCTGTTACATATGTGTTTGTATAAGTGTCGCTCCAGTTACATAACTATCTGTTCCACCAGCAGCAGCTTTCCATAACGCATTTCCTGTTCCTGTATCTTTTGTTAATACATATTCATTTGTTGCACTACTAACTTGTGATAGTGCGTTTATTGCGTTTTGTGCCCCACTTTGTCCTGTACCTCCATTTACTATTGATAAATCGGTACCAGACCAATCATCATTATTTATAGATAATGTCCCACCTAATGTTAAATTACCTGAATCGGTAACTGTACCACCTAGTGTTACACCATTTACATTACCAGTACCACCTATAGAAGTTACTGTACCTTCGATGGAAGATAAATCTATGTCAACATCTGTTAGCCCCTCATTTCTTTTTAGTTCTAATGTGGTAGAATTAAGTGTACCACCAGTAATATATGAATCAGTTGTTGCCGCTGTAACACCACTAATTACAATAGTGGTAGCAGAAATAGTATTAGTTACCGTAATATTACCAAACGTACCATCACTAATTTCAGCATAACCAGAACTAACATCACCCAATCCAACATTTCTAATTGTGGTTAAATTTACACCACCACCATCAATAACATTAACAGTGCCAGCGGTAAGGGCGGTTTCTAAATCATCAGAAGCCCTAATTTGGTCAGAATCAAAAGGGTCACCAGGACTAATCAAACTAGTTAAACCAATTGGGAAGGTATAATTTAAATCACTTATTAATGTGGGTGTATTTGCACTTAAACTAATCATTATCCGTTATTTAATTTTGTTATTGTTATATTACTATCCTCAGCAATAGTAGACACATTAGTTATAGTTCCACTAGTGGGGTGATATATTATTGCATCAAGTGTTATAATGTTATCAACAGATAATGATGTTATAATTGTTTTAGTTATAGTCCCTTCACTTTCAACGGTTCTTCTATGATACGAATATCCACCACTTCTAGGTATTTCAGTACCATCAAGAGCCAATCTACTTCTAACTACTCTTCTTTGGTTGGTGTTGGCATTATAATCAGAACTAATACTATATGTTATTTGATAGGTTCCTGAAGAATTAATCCTTACATTAGTCCCACCAACGCTATGTGTGTAATTTGACCCAACAATTGCTTGTGCGTCCCAATCTATAGATGTGTATGTAGAATTATTAAGTTGTGTTGTCGAGCCACTCTGATAAACATCTAATAAAAATTCATTTTCTAAAACATCTACCAATTTAACGTTACTTTCTGGTGATGGTAAATTAGTTGGATATATATCTCCACCTAAAATTTGGATATACCCTATATTATAAGACTTCAAATCAATAACAAAACTATTTCTTTCGTCACCATCAGTAAAATTCATATTTTGAACTAAGTCTGCCCTGCTCTCACCACTACACACAACTCTATAATCTATATCTCGTAAATCTAAATTATGTGTCACTGTAACCGTAGTTCCAGTAAAATCTTGTCTATATAATAATGTATTTGTTATTGCCATATCTAATAAATATTATTCTACTTGTACTCTTTCACCTAATGCCCATTTAACCACATCCACTTCAACAGCAAATATTATAACATCTTGATTGGGTGTACCATCGTCATTTAATTCAATTCTCAATAAAAAACCATCACCTTCATAGGACTCAGAAATATCGAACTCAATATCTTGAACACTCATGGCTTTACCAGTATATGTGTTAGTTGGTTTACCTACCTCTACCAAGTCACTTGTAGCAAAAGAGCCAGGTGAAGAAGTTAATGTCGTTGTGTTTTCTATAGTTCTTGGTAATGGAGTTATACCACCAGATGGGTCAGCGACAAGAGTTCCAGATGCTCCTTTAGCCAAAAAAGAAGTTATTAATTCTGGTGAGTTTGTTATCGCAGTACCATCACCTGGGTCAAGGCCAAAATATATTTTAATCCTAAGTGGGTACGCACTACATAACCCTCTAGGCAATGCTGATTGTAGATATATAGCGTCTCCGTTACCATTTAATCTAGAATTCTTAATAGAGTGGTTCCACCCTGTTGGTAACCCCCCAGACCCTACTGGGACTGAAGCACTAAGAACACCACCAGATTCTCCAAATACATTACCAGCAGATAATAAAGTATCTCTATACAGTGCACCACCATAAAAAGCTAAAATACCATTTTCATTAATTTCTGTGTGTGAAGCATCCAACCACAATAGGTCAAATTGGGGTAATGAAGCAGGAGGTGTAACCATTGTAATTCTAACCCATTTAGCGGCATGACCAAATATTGTTGACTCCGTCCAACCATTATTTTTAAGAACGGCTATTCTAACAGCTTCTTCGGTTTCAACAGTTCTACTAAATAAATCATTTGCGTAATTATAACCAAATTCTGAATTAGTTACTTGATATTTAATGTCTACCCAAGTTCCACCAGAATAGTACTCTACTGTGTAAGTACCACCTGTTGACCCAGTATAAGTTAATTCAAAACCACACCAGTTAACATAGTCCCCATTAGGGTATCTTTCGCTACTCCCAATATATAGTTCTTCACCAGCGGCTAAAGCACCGAATGACCAAACAACCCCTTTAGTTGAAGCTGAAGATGTTAAATTAACTTCCCCAGTAGAACCACTACTGTGTAAGTGCAATCCTTTTTGGTATTCAGTACCACGACCTACCGATAACGAGCTACCCCTATTTGGTTGCCCTATTTCAAGGTTACCATGTGTTCTAATTATTGGTGACACATTTTGTGAATTACCTATGTCACTATAAAAAATTGTGTGTTCTGAATCTGCCCAAGTATAAGGCTCATCTATTTTTTCAGAATCCATTATGAAATTAATCAAGTTCAACTTACCAAACTCACCAGTTAAACCACTAGATATTAATAAATTTTCTGTACCAGCTTCAACCCTACCGTTTTGTAACTCAATATCATAGTAATTAGACGTTATTTCTAAACCAGTCGGTACGTTAAATAAATTAAGTCCCAACCCAACCACAACTGGTGTGTTTGATGCGGTTCCACTAACACTTATTGCTGTATTACAATTAGTGTTTCCTATATTAATATTAATTAATTGTGCTCTACCACCATTTACCTGAATCGATTTATTAAGTGTTTGCCCACCTGGAACGTGCATACCATCTAACGCAAAAATACCTTTATTAACCTCAACTAAAGTGTTTAAATGTCCACCACCGTATCTTAATTCACTATATATTATTTTACCATTAGTTGCTAAACTAGTATCCATAACAAGTCCTTTACCTAGTGGTCCTGGTGTCGTACTTGAACCCTTAAAGTGAACGTCATGAAATGATGTAACAATTCCCGCAGTTGAGTCATTAAAATATAATGCCGCTGAATCATCAGTTGGTGTATAAACTGTAAATCCTTCCATATAAGAAGAACCTGAAACTGTTGCACTAATAAATGTTACTTTAGCCCCACCTTGACTAACCAATGAAGTACTTGGTACTAAAGTAAACGGTGATTCTACATACTCACCTGGTCTTACCATTATGGTGTCGTTTGTAGTGGCGTTACCAATTGCGGTTGCGATACTAGACCAAGGTTTATCTTGTCTATCTACTAATGCTGTTCCATCATCTCCGAACACATGATCAACCCAAAGAACATTACCTGTGTCTATTGATTGTTCTACATCTATAACTGATAAATTTGTCCCACCGCTAGTTATTGTTACATTTGTACCACCACTAATTTTTAACACATCTATCCCATCCCTAGTTGTGGTTACTGATTGATTACTACCGAAAGTTGTTCCAGTTACATAATTATCCCTATCATCTAGTATGGTTATTAAATTTGTGCCACCACTTAATATTGTATTTCCATCTAAAGTTGTTGCAGATAATGTACCATTAACTGTTAAACCACTTACTTGATTAAATGTTGCAGTAAACGCTGATCCTGTGTTATCATTTATTGTGAAAGTATTATTGTTATCATAGGTAAATCCTGTAACAAATGTATTTGTATCATCTTTTAATGCGGACACATCTACAATAAATGGAGAAAACCCTGTGTTACCACTAAAATCTAAATTAACTGTAGCTGGATTATATGTTCCACCAGTTACAAATGTATCGGTTGTATGTGGTATTCCTGTAAGGTTACTACCGTCACCATATAGTGTTCCACCAGATATGGTTGTTGCTGATAATGTACCATTAACTGTTAAACCAGACATTATACTTATATTAGTAGTAAACCCAGTTCCATCATCTCTAGTAATAGTTAAATTATTAGAGTTATCATAAGTAAATCCAGTAATGAAAGTATTATCATCTGGGGGTATTGTAACCTCTAAATTAACTCTTGTACTATCATTTGTAATGGTAACTGTAGCGCCAGTGGATGTAATACCCTTAAATTCTAAATTTTGTCCTGTTTTTTGAGCAAATAACCCTGTTGTAGATAAATTAGTTGCACCACTAACCTTAGTATCTAATGCGGATTGTAACCCAATAATCTCACCTATGGGATGTGTATGTCCGGAAACTAAAAGCGATAAACTATCACCCTCTAAAATAATTTTTGATGTTGATCCACTCAGACCTGCAGCCCAATACTGATTTGATTCTTCCCATAATAATGTGGCCGTAGTTGCTGAATTTCGTAAAATTTCTAAACCACTATCCACTGGAAATGGTGCAGTTGTTCCTGTAGCATTACTATTTAATGTTAAAATATTATCTTTTATTAAAACAGTTTCACTATTTATAGTAGTTGCTGTACCTAATATCGTTACATTTCCTTTAATTAATGTATTACCATCTACAGTAACATTATCATTAAATTGTGCATCTGAATTAACGGTTAACCCTGTAACTGTAATTGCTGAAAATTCTGATATATTTGCAGTAAACCCAGTACCATCATTTCTTGTGATTGTTAGTGTATTAGGTGAATAATCAAAACTACTAATAAATGTATCTCCACTAATTGAACTAACTAAGGAAGTTAAATCCACCTCAAATGTAGTTTGTGCAGAATTACCACTAAATTTAATTTCTTTTGTGGGTTCATTATAAGTTCCACCACTAACAAAAGTATCAGTTGTATGTGGTATACCAGTTAAATTTGACCCATCACCATAAAATGTGGTTGCTGAAATTGTTGTTGCGGATAAATTACCATTAATTGTGGTATCACTATTAATTATTAAACTAGTTCCATTTATAATTGTACCATCCACAAGATTTCCTAATGTAACTGAACTAGAAGCAAAATCTAAACCAAGATTTCCTTCTACATAAACTTGTTTAGTGAATATATTTCCTGTACCACCTGTAACGATTATATCCCCAATGACCTCTATATCACCATTACTAGTTAAACCAGTAACAGTATTAATGGTTGCGTTAAATGTAGAACCACTATTATCACTTATTGTGAATGTATTAGCATTATCATAAGTAAATCCTGTGACAAATGTATTTGTATCATCTTTTAACGCAGATACATCAATACTAAATGATGAAAAACCACTATTACCACTAAAATCTAAATTAACTGTTCCTGCATTATATGTACCACCAGTAACAAAAGTATCTGTAATTCCTGTCACATTAAAAGTACCACCAGTGGTATTTGTAAATGTAATAATATCTGTAGAATCATTATATGTGCCACCCGTCACAAATGTATCAGT